TTTAGTTTTTTCATTTTTTAGTCTCCCTGTTATTTCCAAAAAATTAGTTTTGCTATAACCCCCACCACTATGGTATAAATACCCCATAATGCATGTGTTACATTTTTTTTAAAATTCTTTAGTTCTTCTATTTCTTGTACATTAATTTGTTTTCTCCAATAAGTGTTTTTATTTACTCTAACAATAACACCATCTTCTGGATCTAACAAAATTTCTTTAATTTCTTTGACAACTTGGTGTATTTGTTCTAATTCACCACTTTCAAATTTAGCGTCTAAACATTCTAACTTTTCAATTATTTCTCTGTTTGTAATTGCCATTATCTTCTATCCATTCCTAAATATTTAGCTTTTTCTTTATTTAACCACATAACTAATTCTTTTTCATTTTTAAAAGTTTTATCATACTTATCACCTGCTGCAAAAATTCCTCGTGTACCCTTATAAATATTAAAATCGTCTCTACCGATAACAACCTTTAAAGCATCATTGTCTCTCGGTCCAGGTATTGATGATATTTGACCAGCTGGCATAGTTAAATATTTACCTTTTATTCCCCATTTTCCTTCAAATAATAAGTCTTTTAGTTTAATCATTACAACTCACTCCAAAGTTCTTTCCAATTAGAGTATGTTTTAGCTAATCCTTTTTGTAAATATTTTTTATCCATTTTCATTCTTAAATCAAATAACTCTTTAGGTAAACTACCAAAGAAATCAGCTAAATCATCAATTCTCATATATGCATCATATAATTGTTTATTTTTTAATAAATCTTTAGCAACCATAGCTCTAGCAACATTATGATTATTTCTTTGTGTCAATACACCAATAGCTTGAATCTGATTTTTGTGAAGTTCTTTCTTTTCTAATAATATATTTTTTAGTTTAATCATCTGTTTGTTTTCCCCTTCTTACCACCGAAATATTTTCTGAATCTATCAATAATTTTGTCTTTTTCTAATACTGACATTAAAAAATCAACCTCAGATGGATTTGCTCTTTTAGCATCACCAGTTTGAAATCCTCTAACTAAATCAAAGTAGTCAATTACACCACTTTTAGCTTTTGACATCCAATCCTTTATTACTCTATATTTTAATTTCTTTAAATCTTTTGAATAACTTTGTAAAGCCCCATCTACAACTTTTTTTGCTTCTGGTGAAGAATATGCTTTCATATGTCTCATGGATGAACCAAAATCTTCTGAAAGTTTTCCTTCTTTAACAATCTTTGTAATCTTTATAGTATTGTTTTTCATCATTTGATGAGCCACCTGTTTAGCATCTCTTTTATCCATGGCTGCAACTCTAAATGGTTTTTTATATCCTTTAATAAAAATTTTCCATACTGGTAAAAGAGCTGATCCTAAACCTTCTTTCTTCAACCTACTCTTTTCAGCTCTACCACGATTTACTGATTCTTTTTCAAATCCTTTAATCTTTCCACCTTTATGTGATGCATCTAAACCATCACCATTACCATAAGTACCCTTTTTTCTATTGTAAGCGTTTAGTTCGGCTCTATATTTCTTTGATTTGGTAGATGAACCATATTTCTTGTATTCTGTTTTGTAATCTCTTTTTTTAGCTTCTGTGACTGTTGCATCGTCAATTTCTGTTTTTACATCAGATTTTCCAGTTAATTTATATCCAAGAACTTCTGATTGTTTTTGTCTGCCTTTATCAAACTTTTCTCTATGTTCTTTGGAATAAGTACCAGCGAAATCTTCTTTCATAATTTCACGAACCATTCTTCGTATCAAACCTCTAACTTTTGTCTCTTGTTTTACCTTATTAGGTAATCCCTTATGTTTTGTTTTAGCAAAATCATCAACATCAGTTGAACTCATATCTTTAGCTGCTGTTTTAGCTTTACCACGACCTTTACCACTACCTTTTTGGATACCTTTTACGACACCAAAAAATCTTTGTTGTGATTTTGACTTGGCCGGCATATTATTTCACCAATCCCCATAACAAAGCAAGTATCTGTTTGGGTTTTTTATTAGCTAAATCAATCAAAATCTTTTCTGTTTTAGGGTTTATCTTACCATGAACTGTTTTAATTAAATTAGCAGTCTGTACATCTATTCTCACTCCCTTCCACTTCTCATTCTGATGATTATCTAAAACTCTTTGTGCTACATCAAATATTGTTTCTTTAGATTCTGTAAGAGTTCCATCCCATTCATTCAATTCTTGTTTTATATTATCAAGTACAGAATTGTTAATAGGTTTTAATTGTTCTTTAACAATTTTTTTCTTAGTTTTAGGAAATCCCAATATATCTCTATATTTCATTTATTATCCCCTGAAAATATCGTTAATTATATCTTCAATAACACAATCATGACAACAAGTACCATTTCGTGTTCCAATACCTTCATTTATACTTTCGTTCATCTTACCAGGTGACATAAAAGCACCATGTGTAGATGGATTTGATACAAAGTCAAAGGCTATTAGTTCAAAATCTGGTTGAACTTTAACTACTGGATTTTCTCCCTCTTCTTCAGCTTCGTGTATTTCTTCAACTGAACCTAAACCACGAGATGAAATACCGAGTTTGATACCAGCTTTAAATAACTCTTTTAATATATTTCCAGAAGGTGTTCCTAAAACTTCAACAGTTCCTTCTAAATCATCACCTTTCCAGTGCATTTCTAGTATATTATGTGAAGCATTTTGAAGATTCACAACAGAAGAATCTGGATGGTCAAGTTCACCGAGAGCTCTTCGTTCTGCTATTTGAACTTCTGCATATTTTTGAGCTTCTCTCATAAGAGTTTCTCTTGGATATATTCTTCCATTTTGATTCTTTGCATTAGCCCTTTGTAAAACACCATTTACAATCAATCTTCCACCATTTTCTGAAATAGATTCATTGATTTGTTCTCTTGTTACCTCAAATGGTATATAATCTACTATTAATTGTCTTGACATTCTAATTATCTCCTCATTCCATCTAGTCCACCTTGATATACAAATTTTACAGATCCTGATGCCTGAGCTGCTAAACTACCACTCCAAGCAGTAGCATTAACAGGTAGTATTTGTGTTCCTGCAGAGAGAGTATATATATCATAATTAGTACTTGTAGATTTGCCAACAGCGTCAGCACCATCTGCTCCACCCAATTCTGCAAAAGAGGCGGAAGTTCCATAGAACAATCCTATTTTATCATCTTCTTCCCTACGGGAATCAGATGTTAATATAACATAATTACACCCTTTTGCATATGTACAAAGTGGTGGTGTTACACTACTTTGACCTGCATCTACTGGTTTAGGACCAGGTATTTGTTTCTTCGGATTATTTGGATCTTGTATATAATCTGACATATTTTGTTTCTCCTATTTCCAACTTCCTCGTTTAAGCCATATATCTCTTAATATATTGGCTACTACATTTCTAATTTGTTTTGTAATTATTTTTAAATCTTTATCATCTAAATCTTCAGTTACTTTTTTCTTTTTCTTCTTTTTCTTATCAAATGCAAATGGTGTCATATATGATCCACCAGCTGAACCTACAGTATTGATTTCTTCTAAATCTTCTTCATCTAGAATTTCTTCAGCTAAAGATTCAATTAAATTACTAAAGTCTTTTTTTGTTTTTACTTCCACTTTTCTTTAGCTCCTTCAATAATTCCATATATCTCATAGTTTGAACAACAACATCATCTTTAACTAATTGTGTTTTCTTAGGACTACAAAAATTATTTACAGAATTTATTGCCTCTTTTAATTTAATCTTAACTACATCATCTCTGACATTCTTAGAATATTTATCTAAATCCCTTTTGATAACAGGAACTATTTTTTCAAGATATTCCTTTAATGAATTTGTATTAGATATATTATTGATATAAGCTCTTAATAAAGATTTCTGTGGATAATTTAGTTTTGTATATTTTGCATTAAATTTTTCTAATAATGTTCTATATGTTAATATTCTTAAATCTTCATCTTTAGGTAAATTAACACTACCAATAGTTTCTGATAATCTTATATTATTATCAGTCGTAGTAACATGCTCCATTATATTAAAAAATGACTCTGTTTTTTGTTCTGGAGATAAACTATTTGAATGTTCGAATAATTTACAAGCAGATGCATATAATTTATAATTTCGTACTTTAGAAGATAAAAATTTTCTAAGATCATAATTATTTTTAATTTCCTTAATTAGATTATATCTTTCTCTTTTTAATAAAGAATTATTTAATTTTTTCCTAGATTCAATTACTTCATTTATAAAATAATTTGCCTTCTTATCGTCTTTAAATTTTTTATTTACAAGAATATTATAAAGTGCAAATTCTTTTCCTAATTCCGTATTTTCACTAAATCTCCTTTTAACAATTTTGGCAGCTTTAGTTTCATTGTTATTGCTCAGCACATCTGAAGTGATCTGTCTGAGCAAAAATTCAAACAATAGTCCCGTATTACGGATTTTATTATGTTTGAGTCTATGCATACATTATCTCCGTGATTTTTTTGCTATTTCTCAGCTATGTAATATTATTCATATATAAATATAAATATTTTATATTTATGCTTTATTTTCTTCATCTAAAATTGATTCTTCACTTAAAATACTTTTATCTTTTAAAGATTTTCCAAACTTTTGTTTAAGTGAATTTAATAGTCCTTCTCGTGCAACTATTGTTCCACCTTTACCAACAGCAAGAGGAGAACCACCTTTAAACTCTCGTTTACCATGTCGTTCTCTTTTATAAGCTGTAGCATCTTTTAAATCTTTAGAATCAAATCCAGTATTAACTTTTTCTGATTCACCATCACCAGTTCGTCTATCACCACCCCAATCTTCTGCCATTTGTTGTTCCGCTTCACTGTCAACTTTCTCATCTGATTCAACTGGATCATTTCCTTCCATTTCAAGTTGCTCAAATCTAAATTTCTGTTTTTGATCTTCAACAATACCATCAAATACTTTCTTCTTATCTGCATCACTGAAATCAAATATATTATTATAAATCCACTCACGAGATAAAATTTTGTTATCCATTAAATTAGTTGAAATTTCAACTTGTTGTGTCAATAATTCAAGTTTTTCTTGTTGATGTATCATTGATGGATTTGTTAATTCCAAATCAAAATTGATTAATTCAGCATCTTCAAATCCTTGTGTGTATAAGTGAACAATAGCAATCTTTTCGAGTTCTGCACATATAATTTTCTGGAATCTCTCAATTGTTCTTGCGAATCTTACATCTTCAGCAGCCAAGGTAGCTTTACTTCCAACACCCTCTTCATATCCAAGAAATGCTTTTGGAACTTTAAGAGCTGCCATCATTTTATTCTTTAAATATTCAATATCATCAATAGCACCATCGTTTGATAATCCTGATAAAGTTTCAATAGAAGTTCCACTATCACTTCCACGAACTGGCAAATAATAATCTTCTGTTACTGATTCTATATTATATCTTAAATTATATTCACCTGTATTCTGGTCAATTACAGGTATTTTCTTCATTTTATTAATAATTTGTTGCATGAAGTTTTCAACTTCATTTGGTGGAATATTTCCAATATCAACTTTAAATATTCTTTTCTCTGGTGCTCTCATCATTCTATGAATTAACATTGCATCTTCCATAAGAGTTAATTGTTTCCATACTCTCCTAGCACCCTCTAATTGAGATTTTCCATAAGGAATATAATTTGTATCTGATAATAATCTGAAATGAGCTACTTCATAATTCTGTAAAATTTGAGGTTTAACATTAACACCACCACCTTCTGATGATTCACCTGTAATTTCAAATTCTACTAATTTTGGATTCTCTTCATCGTGATCTTCGAGTCTATTTACTTCATATACAGATATTGGCTTAATATTAACAACTCCATATTTATCCAAAATATCCAACCTTAAATAAAAATCACCATATTTCGTCATGTTTCTCATCCAAGACCATAAATTAAATTCTATATTTAATACATCATAAAATAAGTTATGAAGTATTTTTGTTACTTGATTATTATCTGACTTTATTTTTAATATTTGACCCTCTATGTTATCAACTGTAGATTCATCAGAATATATATCTAAAGCTGACGATATAATCGGATCTGCATCCATTAATTCATAATCTCTGAATAATTCTTTACGGGCAATGTCATATGCACTTGCATTTTTTTGTGCAGCATATTTACTTGCCCAACTAGAACTATGCATAAGTCTATTATATCTATCTACAAAATTCGATGTTAAAGCTGTTTGTGTAAAATCTAAATCTTTTACTTTTATTTGTCCATCTGGTGTTTTTCTTAAAACAATACTATTTTGAAATAGTTTGCCAAGTCTCGTTAATATGTTTTCGTTTTGTGCCATTTTTACCTCTTATTATTTATTCTATTAACCAAGTTAAGTCTTCTTCTTCTTTTCCTGTAGGTTTCCACTTATATGGATCTGCTGATGGATGATTTGGATTTCCCTTTTGAAATCCAGCTGATGCATCTGGTTTATTTCCATTACTCTCCAATAATGAATCCATTATAGCCCATTGTTGAGTATTGCTATCTTTTTGTATTCTTAAGGCTGTATCTCTAACCCAAAGTGCTATTGAATAAGACATAACTAAGTCATCGTTGTAACCTTCCATAGCTTCTGCTCTGGAGTGTATTATTCCTTGTTTATAAATGAAAACAAACAATTCATCTATAAGTCTATTAGAATGTATTTTTACTAATTTTTCTCTTGTATATTCTTCCATTTTTGCTATAACTAATGGTCGAGTTTTTGTTGATGTTGTAAATCCAGGAACCATATTTTTATCCTGTGCTCTGTATTTATTACTAATATTATGTTCTGTATCAACAACCTGCAAATCTTTTGACATATAAAATAAATTTTTGTATCCTCTATCTATAATAGTTTGTAATGTTGCCCAACCAATATTGTTGTTCTCAACTACTAATATAGCATCATTATATTTTGTAGCCAATTCAATTAAGAAGTTTCCATAATCTGTTGTCCCCAACTGTCCTTTATATTCTGCAACTTGTTCCATATCTGATATTTCGAATACTTGTGCTGCAGAATAATCTGCACCATCTCCACGAGCCACATCAGCAACTACAATATAATCTTTTGAATAATCTGGTTGTCTAAATATCCAAAGATTTCTATCAATTCCGATTTCTTCAGTAGGAGCTTCAACCATATTCTCTTTATACCAAGTTAATATCTTTGGATCAACTACTGATTGTCCAGAAGTGAGGAAGTCAGTATCACATTCTTGAGCAGCCTTTGAAGGACCTAATACTTTATCTTGTTGATCTCTCCAAGGTTGGTCTCTATCTGGATGGTCACTCCAATGGAGTCTGATTGTATGAAATTCATTGTCTCCACTTTCAGCACCAACCCATTGTTTATGAAACCAATTACCAACACCATTTGGTGTAGAAAGAGCA